TGACACAGACGATAAATCAGCAGTTGAAGCTAAACGTGCCGCAGTTAAAGCAAAGTATCCGAAACCCTCATAACGGACATAAGTGTCCGATAATAGCATGAATCAGGAAACGGTTAGTGAGACTAACCACTAAGATATGAACTGTTAAGATTGTCTTAATGGTTCAACAGATCATAAAAGAGACTTTGAAGTCGAATATATCGACCACAAACTACATTGAAAATTAGGACTACAACTCCGAGATTGCAATGACAACACAAATCCTTTTTGCGTTCGGAATAATCATTTCGATCTTAGGGTGGACACTAATTTCTGTGAGTGATTTAAAGGCAGACATGAAACTTGTTCAATATCAGTTGACATCTATACATGAGTCTATCAATGCAAAAACTGATTGATAATATAATCACAGTTTTTCTGGGCCTGATTGTCGGTAGCTTTTTTTTCTTGGCTGTACAGGCGAAAGCAGAACCGCCAGATTTTAACCAGTACGAATACCGGAATCCACCGCCTCCGCAGCAACAAAAGTCAAAGGACAACGTGGTAGATCAAGTGATTGACATCATACTTATGCAGGGATTCTCAGGTGCGATCATTGTGGTTCTTTTCGGCTGGTTGTATCGCTCGGATCGAACTAACAGAGAGTCTCAGCAAGCAAACATCGATAGATTTTCAAGCCTATCAATTGAGTCGAATAAGATACTATCTGAATTAGTAGCAAAAATGGATGGCGTAGAAAGAGAATTAGAAGCCTCCAAAACCTTACAAATGATTAAACGGAGTTGATATGAGTTACGGAAAGAAACCAAAACAGCCTAAAAAAGAGGGGGTTTAGATGCCATTCTTAGTACCGATTATTACAGCAAGCGTAAAGACAATAGTAATATCATTCTTCAGTCAAAAAATGACAGAAGAGATTATATTTCAGTTACTTAAGTACGCTACGTCAAAGACTAGCAACACTTTAGACGATGCCATTTTGGCAAAGTTTGAAGAGCAGCGGTCTAAATAATTCCGTTAAGGTCTTATTTTACTCCGTAGAACATTTATAAAAACAATCGCAGGATGGATAACTATGTTGGCATGTAAAAATTTTACAGAAAAAGAGTTGGCCTGTAATCATTGTGGGGAGAATAAATGCCAAGACGGAATGGTTTTTCTGTTACAGAAGTTACGAGACGATGTTGACTTTCCTATAAAGATTTCAAGTGGTTACAGATGCCCGGCTTGGAATAAATCTGTGGGGGGCCATCCTAATTCAAGCCACATGGAAGGCCTTGCAATTGACATCGCTTGTTCCGGGGAGAAGGCATTAATAATCGTGGAAGCTGCCATCCGGCTGGGGTTTGTTGGTGTCGGCATCAGCCAACGTGGGAGCAAGTTCGTTCATTTGGATCTAAAGAAAACACCAACCCGAAGAATATGGTCTTACGCTTAGTATGGCAGAAGAACTGAATAAATTAGCAGAGATTGAACATCAGATAGCGGCTGCAAAAAGACAGAAGTTAGCAATAGAGTGTAAGGCAGATTTTCTGAAGTTCGTTAAGTTTACAATGCCGAAAATCAATGATCCAAACAACATTGAGGAATCGACATTCAAGGATGCACAGCATCACAGGGCAATAGCTTTAGCCTTAGAGAAGGTAGCAAAGGGTAAGATCAAACGCTTGATAGTAACCTTGCCACCAAGACATGGAAAATCGGAGATGATTAGTAGGCGTTTCATCCCGTGGCTGATGGGAAAAGACCCTTACAAATCTATTATATTTGCAACGTACAATGAAGATTTTGCACAAGACTTTGGATCAGATTGCAGAGCGATTATGGAGACTCCGCAGTTCAAGCAGGTCTTTCCGGGGTTTTCGTTCCGGCAAGGGGGTGCTTCTAAGTCTAGGGTTCAGACTGAGAATGGCGGTATGGCTGTTTTCGTTGGTAGGGGTGGAAGTATTACGGGCCGTGGTGGCGATGTTCTGGTTGTGGATGACCCTATCAAGGATTCCGTGGAAGCTATGTCTCCAACGCTGCGTGAGAATCTATGGAACTGGTTCACCCAAGTCTTTATGACCCGTCTGATGACGGAGAAAAGCAAGGTGGTGATAGTAACGACACGCTGGCACGAAGACGATTTAGTTGGAAGATTAACGGACCCAAGTAATCCAAAGTTCACAGAAGAAGAGTGTGCTAAATGGAAGATCATTAATCTCCCGGCTTTCGCCGGAGATAACGATCCACTGAAACGGGCAGAAGGTGAAGTCCTCTGGCCTGAGAGGTTCAATATAGACTTTCTGGAAGCACAGAGGAACTTAGACCCAAGAGGGTTTTCTGCTTTATATCAGCAACAGCCAAGTCCAGAAGATGGAGATTTGTTCCAAAGAGAAAACGTACAGTTTTACGAGAAACGGAATTTACCTAAACAACTGAGGATATATGCTGCTTCTGATCATGCAGTTGGTATTGACAAAACAAGACACGATTTAACCTGTCTGTTAGTGGTTGGAGTGGATGACCAAGAAGACATATATCTTTTGGATTGTTGGTGGGCAAGGCAACCTTCAGACGTTGTTGTAAAGGCGATGCTGGAGTTGATACGAAGACACAAACCATTAATCTGGTGGGCAGAACGTGGACACATATCAAAAGCCATTGGACCTTTTTTAAGGAAACGGATGTTTGAGACAAAGACACATTGCCGGATCGAAGAGGTTACGCCAGTTGCAAATAAGGTTCAACGGAGCCAAAGCATGATAGGCAGGATGGCAATGAAAAAGGTTTACTTCCCTAAAGTTTCAGCATGGGGGCAAAGGGCAGTAGATGAATTATTAAAGTTCCCAAATGCACGGCATGACGATTTTGTTGACACATTAAGTTGGATTGGTATGGGGTTAGGGGACTTACATTCACCCTCTGGTAGAGCAAGAACAGCCGAAGGTTTATTCCCTAAAGTGGGGACAATAGAGTGGGTCAAATGGCAAACAACAATGGATTCGCAAGCACAGAAAAAATTATCATCAGGTTTTTAAATGATTGAAATTGATCAGGCAATATCAGTATCCCCAATAGAAGAGGATGAGGTGGACAAGGAACCAACTCTCCGCAGGGAAGCATTAGTCAGTCATCTAATAGAACGGGTGAGGGCGGCTAAACAATACCACGCAAAAGCATTCAAACAAATGAAAGTTGATATGGATGCTGTATCAAAAGGGTATTCTGGCAACAACTGGGATGATGAAAGTTACGTTGCTAACATCTTGCAACGGCACGTTCACCAAAGGACTTCTGCACTGTATGCAAAGAATCCCAAGCCTGTTGCAACTAGACGCAAGCGTATGGATTACAAAGTCTGGGATGAAACAGAAGATAGTATGAAGAAGGCACTTGCCGGGATTGGACAAGCAAAAGTGGACCAGCAGGAACCTAACCCGCAACATATTGCTCTTCTTGAAGATCATGCAAGAGTCAAACGTGAGCGTGGTCAAATGGATAAGGTTGCAAAGGGTCTTGAAATGCTCTTTGAATATTTCATGGACGAGCAGCATCCTACTTTCAAGAGTCAGATGAAGGCGTTAGTACGCAGAGTTATTACTACTTCAGTTGGATTTGTTAAAGTTGGATACCAACGTGAGGTTGATCGGTTACCAGACATTTCTTCAAAAATGTCTGATGTTCAATCACAAGTGGATCATCTCAGGAGAATAGCAAGTGAAGCAGAAAAGGGTGACATTGAACAAGATGACCTTGAAATGGAAGAACTGATGCTGTCACTTGAATCCTTAAAAAATGAACCTCTGACTATTGTTCAAGAAGGGTTAGTATTTGATTTTCCAGAATGTGATTCGATCATTGTTGATCCTATGTGTAGGTTACTCAGGGGATTTGTTGGTGCATCTTGGGTTGCACATGAGATGTATCTATCAACTGAGGAAATAAAAGAAATTTATGATGTTGACGTAAAGGAGTCATATCTATCTTATGACATGAAAGGCAACGAATCTGGCGTAAAATCAGGGCAGTCACAGTCATATAACTATTTCAACAGCAGCGACACAGAAGGCGCAAGAGATGGATTAGCCTTAGTCTGGGAGATTTACGATAAGAATGCAGGACTACTCTATGTTGTCTGTGATGGACACAATGACTTTCTAGTGGAGCCAGAAGCACCACCAATTAAAGTTGAGACATTCTGGCCT